GGGTTGCGGCACCGAAAACTACACGGCCTACACAGGCAAGGCGGCGCTGCTCAATCCCCCCGAGTTGGTCGATCTGTCGATCAATAAGATCGGTTACTTCGAACAGATGGCTGGGCCGAAGGGCCCTCGCGTCCCACACTGGACGAGAAGCTCTGCGGTGGCCAAGCACTGGCTTGAAGATGGTGAGACGGTCATTGCACGGACGATTGTGGATGGCTGTCAGGGAGTCGGAATAGGGGTCATGAAAAAACCTCTTGACTTTATCTACGCTCCGTTGTATACTATTAAGGTGGACAACGTGGCTGAGTACCGGGTCTATATGTTCGGTGACGAGATCATCGACTACCGCAAGAAGGTCGGCAAGTTCACCAATGGTATGTGCATCGGACGTGATGTTGAGTTCGAGATCATAGATTATCTTCCCGAGGATGTTGCAGTTCAAGCCAAGAAGGCAGCCAACCGTTTGAAGCTGCTAATACAGGGCTTGGACGTCATCTGGGACGGCAAGCAAGCGTGGGTATTGGAGACCAACACAGCCCCGTGGCTCGGCACTCGGATCGCCAGCCGTTATGCCAAGAAGCTCCATCAGTATATCGAAGAGAGAGAGGCAGCGTGAGTTCCGATTATTGGTACGATCACCGAGATGAACTTGAGCCCGAGATGTGTTTCAGAATGTATGATGATTCGACCATTAAACTAGATCGTCGTGTTCCCGGTGATGGCACCCAATGGTATGTAGCTATCCTTTATAAATTTGGGTGGTGCTACGAAGATACCCGGATCGAACCGGGAGATTTAGCCGAGAGGATATTTATATAATGCACTGTCGAATTTGCGACGACGAATACGAAGCACGGGAACTTTCAGAAGATCAGTGTTGCTACAAGTGCGTTGAGGCCAGTAGCGATCTGTTCGTGGATGATGATGTCGTGATTGCCATTGTCTCCGAAGACGATCTCGAAACTCTCGTACAGAATGATATTAACTATTGGGATGCTGTACTGATCTCGGAAGGTCAGACATCGGACTATGAATGAGCGAGTTCGTCCGGCACATTGAGTGTCTGTCCTGCGGTTCGAGTGACGCCAATGCGGAGTACTCAGACGGTCATACTTACTGCCATATTTGTCACGCTAAAACATACCCGGAGAACTATAAATTGGATGAAGTAGAAGAACGAGAGGGCGGAGCCCAACTCGTCCATGAGAACGGTCAGTACAAGTTCGATAAGGCGATTGCACCTATTGGTGTGGCTGCGCCTTTTCGTGGTATGACCAAAGCCACGCTAGAGAAATACAAGGTGACGGTCCCCGCGGAAGGGAAGACCGAAGCCATCTATCCCTACTACAACAAGGACGGAAAGCACGTCGCTAACAAGACACGCTTCAAGGGTAAGGAGTTTGCCATCGAGGGTGACTGGAAGAACAGCGTTCTCTACGGTCAGCAGTTGTTCCCGGAGGGTTCTGCCCAGCAGATCACTATTACCGAGGGGCAGGATGATGCGATGGCAGCGTTTGAGATGCAGGGTAGTCGCTTCCCCTCTGTCTCCGTTGCCAGCGCGTCGTCTGCTGTCAAGGATGTCAAGAACTCCTTCGAGTATCTAAACTCCTTCGAGAACGTCGTCATCGCTTTCGATAGTGACGAGGCTGGCCGAGAGGCTGCCAAGAAGGTTGCCGCCATGTTCCAGCCGGGTAAGGCGAAGATCATGACGATGATGAAAGGTAAGGATGCCAATGAGTACCTCCAAAAAGGGCTCGGAAAAGATTTCATCAACGAGTGGTGGAAGGCCGTCCCATTCAAGCCAGACGGTCTACGTCTTATGTCAGAAATGTGGGATGAAATTAAGACCCCGCGAAAATATGATACTGTGCCCTATCCTTGGGCCGGTCTCAATCACGCAACATACGGCATTCGCCTCTCTGAATTTGTGCTCCTTACTGCCCAGACTAAGGTAGGTAAGACGGCGATCCTCAAGGAGATTGTGGATCATATCCGACAAGAGACAGCAGCGAAGGATGTTAAACCGGGTATTGGTATGCTCTTTCTGGAAGAGAGCAACTACGATACCACTCTCGGCCTCATGTCTATCGTTGCCAACAAGCCTCTGCATCTTCCCGACGTAAGAGAGCAAGTCCCTGAGGCGGAGCTTTGGGAGTACTACACCCATGTCAAGGAAGACAGACTAGTCCTGTGGGATCACTTCGGGTCGAATAAGATCGACGCTGTGCTGGACAAAATCAGGCACATGCATAACATGGGGTGTAAGTATATCATCTTGGATCACTTATCCATCCTCGTGTCCGATCAGTCAGGTGATGAGCGCAAGCAGTTAGACGAGATCAGTACCAAGCTCAAGATGCTGTGTATGGAGTTGAACATCGCGGTGATCGCGGTGATCCATCAGAACCGTAACAATCAGATCAGGTCCTCGGCTGGCCCTGAACAGATTGCGAACATCACGATCAAGTTGGCCCGCGATATGGAGGACCCCGATGAGTGGCGCAGAAATGTCACACGAGTTTCTATTCAGTACAATCGCTTTTGCGGTCGTACTGGTCCCGCTTGCCATCTCTTTTATAATGCAGAGACTGGGCGTCTAACGGAACTTAGCAAGGAAGACGTAGCGAAGTACGAGAAGCTGAAGCCCGACGTGAAGAAGCCAGAAGAGTGGAAGTAATCTAATGAGGTAATCATGACACTGAACGATGTACTGTCTCATCCCCTGACCCACCGGGTCTGCAAGCACACCCACGATTATGGGTTCTATGTGACGCTGGCAATGTTCCAGCGAGAGTTTCTGATCCTCTGTGGTGCAGGTTTCATGGTCCTCGTCTGTGTCAGCTACATTCAGTTGCGTCTAGGTCTTGAAGGAGACAAAGAGTGATCGACATTTCAATCCATCCCCGGGTTAGAACCCACAGCGACAAGGTGAACACATGCAAACCAAGATCAGCGAAGAACGGTGGACAGGGCGGCAAGGCTTTACGCCGTGCCTCGGAACGCCTATCACTCCGCCAGAAGGACTGGCAGGCAACACAGAACAACAAGGACAACAAGGCCATTCAGGGCTATCGGAAGCCGGGGTCGATGAAGACGTGATGCACTCCGAGCATACCGAAGACTGCCGGTGTGAAGACTGTAGGTTCTGGGGAGCGTAATGCCAGATTATATTACTAACCGAATACGCATTGATCGAGTACGGGGTCGTTACACCAACATACCTGCCTTCGATATCTACATCGACAGCCATTTCATCGGTCGAGAGACTTCATTAAAAGAAGCCCAAGAAAGGGCCAACGAGATATTTGATGTACTTGAAAGACGCGCCGGGTAAACGATACATCATCGCTGACATCGAGACGAATGGTCTTAATCCTGACACGATATGGTGTGCAGTTTTTGAAGACCTGTCTACAGGGGAAGTGACGGAGTGTGTGGGGCATCAACAGATAAAGGAGTACATCAGTCATCATGTGGGATCAATATGGGTTGGTCATAACTTCATCAGCTTTGATGCTCCTGTTCTCAATCGCCTCTTGGCGGCTGGCATATTACTATCCGATGTCGTGGACACGCTTGTCCTTTCTTACCTCTACAATCCCGGCCTTGATGGCCACGCTCTTGCTGACTATGGCGAACGTTTTGGCATTGCTAAGGTAGAACACGAAGACTGGTCTCAATTCTCCCCACACATGATGGAACGTTGTCGCGGTGACGTTCTGCTGACGAAGCGAGTCTTCCTCGCGCTGCGGGAGAAGATGAACGCCGTCGGGTTCTCCGAGCGGTCTTGTGAGATCGAACACGGTATCCGTGAGGTTGTAGACTGGCAGCAGAGGGCCGGTTTCTATATGGACGTTGAGGGAGTGATGAACTTCTACAACGATCTGAGAGCACAGGAGGCGGTACTTGAGCAGAAGGTCCTAGAGCTTTTTCCAGCCGAGCTAAAGGTAATCAAAACTCTCAAGTACCGTCGCCTTAAAAAGACAGGAGAAGAAGTAAATGCCATCAAATTGGCCCGCAAGATTTATCCAGATAGCGTTATTGATGGGGACAATTTTCTTGTCAGAGCTTGGGTCCCTTTTAATCTGGGGTCCCCAACCCAGCGTCTATCACGCCTTACAGCAATCGGGTACGTGCCCCTAAACTTCAACAAGAAGCACAAGGAC